GGGTATTAGCAGCAATAGGTGTTACAGGCATCTTCCTGGTCGGTAGAAAGACTATCTGGGGTTGGTTGGTGTTATGTGTTAATGAATGCCTTTGGATTGCTTATGCCATTGCTACAGACCAATATGGGTTTATCGTTGCTGCAATTGCTTATGGTATTGTATATATTAAATCATTTATGCATTGGAGAAAAGGTTGAGCGTTATTGTAGATATTGATGATACCCTTTTAGAATTTAAAACTAATAAGCCTATTAAGGAAACAATTGATTATGTAAAATCTTTAGGTGATTCAATTGTAATTGTGACAGGTAGGAATAGTTCAGAAAGAAATCAGACAATTAAAGATCTTGAGGTTACTGGTATTGACTATGCTCTTTTGCTCATGAACCCTGGAAATCCAAGAGATGCTGTAAACTTTAAGCGTAAGGTTGCAGAAACATTTAGCATTGAAGCAAGACTTGCAATTGAAAATAATGCTAATGCTAGAGCAGCATATGAATCTGTTGGAATTAAAACACTAGACCCTGCTGAGTTGACAAGGTAGATAAATGCGTAATAGTTTTGAATTTGAAGAATTATCTGAACCTGTAGACTTACAAGTACACACTCTTTCACCTGCAAAGTGGATGCTAGTTGACCGTGAAACAGGACAGGTATATACTGGTAATAAGAATGGCTATTGGGATAGGCTAGAACCAATTATTAAGAAAGAAGTTTAATGAACTTTCAATCAGAATCTAAAAAGTCTGGAGATGCTTTTGAAGAACTTGTATATGAAGATTTGGTTAACAGGGGCTTTGATTATATTCAGCCAAATATTTATATTGAAGGTGCTGGTTGCGAAGTAGATTTTATTGCTTATGATAGCAAGTATGATCTTGTTGAATATGTAGAAGCAAAGGGTGGACTTGATGGTGAAGGTAAAAGGCCAGGGGCTAAGAGAACTGATAATGTTAAAAAAGCTATTGCTAATGGAGCATTAATACAAGCAGTAGATGTTCGTGCTTACTATGTAGTATATTTTTCATCTAAACCTAGTGAAGGTTATTCTACTGAAATGATAAATACCGCTTTAAGAAATGACATAATTGATGAAGTAAGATATCTATTGCCAGTCAAGCTTGACTTTTAATCTTAGAGAGAGTATACTTAGTATATGATTAACATGGAAATACCAGATCCATTTCAAGACTTTTTAGAAAAAAAGTATGCAAATTATAAAGGTGCTCGTTGGGATTTCTTTGCTCGTGAGTGGTCGTTTGCATGTGGATGTTGTAAAGAGCCTTTGTTTGCACCAACTAAAAAAATTATGACTAAGATTAGATTGTTTCATACACGCAACGAATGTTTAGGAGGTTACTAATGAAAGTTTTATTTCCAATATTTATGTTTGTTTCTGGATGGGTAGTTTGTTATATTCAAATGACATACGGAGTTGATCAAGGTGAGTAGAATCGTTATTTGTCCAGTATGTAAAAAAGAATTAGAAGTTAGAAAAGGAATATTTGCACATGATACACTTTATAGACATAGCAAGGAGCATAAATGAATAAGTATTTACTTGATCTTGGGGATGATAATTTTATTGAAGTTCCACAAGATATTCAATATGAAATAATTCAAGACAAGCTTATGACAACATACTATTGGACTGTTGGATTCTTTTCTGCTATAGTTGGGTTCTTGTTAGGAATTATTGCAACAAATAATTAAATAGGTTACCCTTTGTAGTTCAGTGGATAGAACAATGGACTTCTAAGCCATGTGTCGCAGGTTCGATTCCTGCCAAGGGGACATAAGCACCAGTAGCCAAGTTGGTTAAGGCACCGAACTCATAATTCGGCTATCATAGGTTCAAGTCCTATCTGGTGTACTAAGCGAGTGTTGCATAATGGTAGTGCACCATCCTTCCAAGTTGGTTGTGCCAGTTCGATTCTGGTCACTCGCTCTACGTTAAGCCAAGTGGCTTGACTTTTAACAATGAAAGGTATATAATATAACTATGAATAAAGAAGATGCATTAACAATTATGATGAACTCTATCAATGCTGACAACAGAGAGTTCTGCATTCAGTCTGGCATGTCTGAAGCAGAAGCTGATAAGAATATAGAACAAAGCCAGATGAGCCTTGGCCTAATGATGTCAAACATTTACGACAAGATGGTAGAGAATGGCATTATAGTGGCACAATAGTCCTATGGGACGAAACCATTTTGCTAAAACTTTTGCTTCACCTTACTTTCAGAGTAGATACTATAAGAATGAAACTGAGGGTGGAAGAATAGAGCAAAGAATAGAACAGTGGTTTAAAAATGTTTTTAGATTAAAGAAATATAAGACTAAGAAAGATACTTTAGATTCTTAGTCTTTATTTTTTGCTGGATGTTTTGGTTCATACGGAGCAATCTTAGCTTTGATTCTTCCATCTTTATATAATCTAACAATCCAACCATCCTTGATCTGAGTTGCGTTAAATGATTGAGATTTCTTTTTTGCCATTATAGTGAGTGTCTCTCTGTTTGATTTTTTGTACAATCTTTGCCAAAATTAGTAAAAAGGTCATCTGCTTTTGCAGCAGGTACACAGTTAGGAACTGGTTTTCCGTTATCTCCTGGCTTCATTCCACGCTGTACATATCCATCCCAGCAAGGTGCTTGCTTAGAAATATCTTCTGGGCAACATTCAGACTTACCTAATTGAGAATCAAACATAGCCATTTGAGTTTCTGCATCTAAACCACTACATAGAGGACAACTGGCACATTTAATCTGTTCTTCTTCACACATGTCACACTCACAGCCTTGGTAAGTGTTGGTTGGCATTATAGGGTTTTCAGGTAGTGGTGCTTCTGCTTTGCCAAATGCAGATCCAGACCATATATCAACACCAGGCTTATTATTAATTCCTGATCCAGTAGGTCTGCCTTGGTTAGTAGTCATAGATTGTGGCTTTTTCATTCCTACTGAAGGATTAATATGTGGTGATGGGTTAGCTGGTGTTGGGTCTGTTATCACTGCGTTATACGCAACATCCATAGGTGTTTCACTCATTTTATAATTATATCATAAGAAAAGAGCAGTTTATAGACGACTGCTCAGGTCTATTAGCCACGAAGATTCAACTCCTGCTAACTCTCCCCTCATGGGAGCATCCGTTGCCAAAACCTTTTAAAGTCTTATTAGCGGAATGTTATATATTATACTATGGTTTTGAACTTATTTCTGCTACTCTTGCCTTTGAAAACTTGAGCATAGCACTTCTGATTGGAGAGTAGCCAAGATCTTCAGCCTTCTTGCCACAGGTATCAAGCATGAAGTTAAAGAACCTTTTAACTGAATCATTCTTTGAATTCTTTTCTTTGTATGCTACACCGTAGGTAAATGTGGATATGTTATAGGATAGTTTATTTGTATTCTTGTAGTTTATTTTAGCTACCCCGCTTTTGTCTGCAATAAAATCTCCAAGAAATACTGATGCTGCGCTAACCGTTGGCTGCACAAATCTTCCAGCCTCATTCTCAATAGATGCTGTCTTTAGTCCTCTTGCATATGATATCTCATTGTATCCAATGGATCCATTTGTAGATCCTTGCACCATTGCAATTCCATGAGATCCAGATGCGCTGGTCATATATGCTTTGGCTATATCTCCAGGAAATGCATTATTAAAGTTTTTATTTCCTGGCTTAGTCCATATGCTTGGAGCTACGGCATTAAGATATGAAGTAAAAACCTCTGAAGTTCCAGAGCCATCAATACGATATACAACTCTGATCTTTGTTGCTGGTATCTTAGGTAGTTTTCCTGATACAAGGTTTTCTTTTAATATCTGCGGATCGTTCCACATTGTTATTTGTCCCGCAAAAACTTTAGCAAGTGTATCTCTGCTCATCTTAAGAGTAATCTTATATCCATCAAGTTTATAGATAATTCCAATTGGCCCTGCGACTAATGGAACATATACAAACTCTTTTGATGGCTTTACTTCTGTCCCAGAGTAAGGAACATCTGACATAGCAAAGTCTGTTACTCCATTTGAAAACATATTCTTTCCAGCACCTGAACCAGATGCTCCATACACAACAGAATCTCCTGTTGATTTCATAAATTCGACCCTACACCTGTCTATAAAATTAGCAGCAAATGTGGATCCAGCACCTTGTAGGTTATCAGCGTGTGAAGTAGTAATAAAAAAAGCATTAGCTATTATTGCCAATGCTACGGGTAAAACAATGAATTTAGGTTTCATAATTATATTGTATCGTGTTCAAGTCTATGTTGTTGGTAAAATTGGTTAACGCAATCATAACTTTAGATGAATAATGAGCCTTTTAAACACATGCTCAGGTGTATCTTGTGTGCTTCCTACACTTTCCCAAATGTCCACCGACACACAAGAACGTTAGTCGATAGTGATAGTTTTAGGCTTTTTATCTTCAGGAACAATGCGATCTACATTAATATGTAGCATACCATCCTTCATTTCAGCCCCAGTTACTTCCATATATTCACCAAGAGCAAATGATCGTACAAATTTACGACCAGCAATACCCTTATGAACTACTTCTGCATCTGTTGCTTCTATAATCTCACCCTTAATAATAAGAGTTCTATTATCTACTGAGACATCAATGTCTTCCCTGGAAAATCCAGCAATAGCTAATGAAATCCTATAGGTATCTTCATCTAATCTAAGAAGATCATAAGGTGGATATGAGTGTGAATTTGTTTTATGTGCATTATTAAGACGGCCTAACTCTCTGTTAAAGCCAATAAAAAAAGGATCATTAAATAGATCCAAGGTTGTTGTTACCATGTTATTCCCCTTTCAAGCGAATAAGTTAATTTACCCCCCTATTGGGCAGGTATAAATATTATAGCATAGAAAAACAGGCCTGTCAATTACCCAAGCCTGTTAATCTAATTTGATTACTTCTTTGCTGCTGCCTTCTTACGAGCAGGAGCCTTCTTAACTACCTTTGCAGTCTTGAGTGCTGTGTCCACATCTTCGGTAGATGGCATACGGCCAAATGCCTTGTCTGATGGATTGACTGCTCTCAAAATTACTGGCACAAGCGCACCAAGTAGTGAATACGCAAGTGTCTCTGGATCTGTAACACCAGAAGCATACATTGCTGTTGCTGCTCCAAGTACTGATCTTCCATAAGACGCTAGTGCTGCTTTAATTTGTTCATTCATTTTATTCCTCCTAGGATATGAATTTGGTTAGTACTGTAAAGCCAATCCATAGACCAATAATTCCTGCGACTCCCGCAAAAACTGGTGGTGCTGGTACTGGCAATTTGAATGCAGCAAATACAACGCCACATCCAAAACCTGTTAGTATTGATAAGATAATATCCTTCATTGATAATCCTTTTCCGATAACTCTTTGTAATGGTTTAAACATACATCAACAATTTTAGTTGTTGTTCCATATATTTTTTCTGCCTCAAGTTCACAATCTAATACATGGCAAGAGTAGAACGCATCGTATGCCAGATCTTCGTATGACTTGAATTTTATCATGTATCTAGTTTACCATAGTCCTCTAACAAATGACTAGAAAAATCTCTTTTTTTATATTTTTTAACTAATTCTATAACATGATCTATGACATTTCTCTCTCCACTGCCAAAAAATACCCCTTCAATACCGCTTGATTCTAACTCCAATAGAATTTTTAAAAGATCTTCTTGACTAAACAGTACACCATCTTTATCAGCACCGTTTAAACCAACCATTACTTTTTTATCTTTAATGTCGTATAGTTTAGCTTTAAAATGACTATAATCAATAATTATCTTACTATTGTTTTTTACTGCTGAATCAAAAGTAAACTGGTTGGTAACTGAAATGTAATAATCTATTGATTGATTATTTGAATTTTCTAAAACATCTATATATTCTATTAAGTAATTTGATCTTTCTATGCTTGTTGAATAATCATTAACCGACCCAACGATTCCTTTAACATCTTTTTCACTTTCTTTTATCCAGCCACAAATAAAATTTATCTGTAACAGATTTTCTTTATATAGTTCATTAAAGGCTTTATCTATTTGAAAAAGGAATTGTGGAGATACTGTATATGGTCTAATTGCAACCATATGCTTCATCTTTGTTTCATGAGAAATATTTTTTGCTATGTTTATAAAAGCATTTAGATTGTTGGCGTTATAGGTATGCAGCACTCCATCAAACCCAGATAATTCTAATTCTTTTATAATTTCAAAGTCTGACGTAAAAAAATAAACGTTCACTTATCTTGCTGCCCATAGTCTTCTGGCAAAATATCTTGAATAGTTCTGTATCCTTCAATCAAACGCAAGCGTTGTTCCTCAAGCAAAATAGGTGGTGAGTATTGCTCTAGATATTCAATAATTGGACCAACATCATTAATAAAATTATTAACTTTATCTTGAGTTGTCTCAATATATTCAAAGGCCCAATCACGAGACTGAGAAATAAAAACTAAAAAGTCATCAGATTTTTCTATTTTTTCTTTTTCTATTTCAATAAGAGATAAACTTAATTGTTCAGCAACAATGTTTCTGTCAATGTAGGCCTGAAGCGCATCATAGGTTAGTGAAAAATTTTTAGCTCTTAGCCTTATTATCTGTGAAACTAGATAAATCATAGATGTTATTGTAATAAAATAAACTATAAAATCAAGCATGAGGGTCTTCCCCTCCTTCACGAACTAACATAACGATTGCACCGTTCATCTCTAAAGCTTTCTTTACTCTAATCATGTACTCCACTGCAATTCTTTTATCTTCGCTATTTAAAGAGAAGAAATCTTTTTCACTCGCCCTAACAGTTATAAAATGATCGTGATCACTTAGTGTTACTTTAAAGTTTTTAGGAGCTTCGATAGATCTGAAAGCCCTCTTCATTTCATCTGTATACATAATTATCCTATCGTAAATGATTGCCAGACATTTGCCCAGTCTTTTTTGGTTTTATGGCTATTGAACTCTTTTGATATGTTTCCATTTTCAAGATAAACTCCACCCCAAACGCCCCACTCTTTTTGAGAAACGCCCACAGCAAAGCACTGCTTCTTTACTGGACAATCAGAGCAAAGATTATCAATCGCTAAACGTAAATCAATCTCTTCTTCATATTTATCAAAAAATAAATTTGTATCATACTCAAAACAAGATGCTTGATCTTTCCATTTATGCTTAGTCATTATTTCTAACAAACTTATCGGGTATATCCCAACCATTTTTAGTTACTGGAAAAATCTTTTGTAGGTACCATTTCCCATTGGAAAAAACCCCATCCTTAGATGTTTTAGCACTTTCAGACGGCCAACGATTAATAACTGTCCAACCATCCCACAACAAAGATTTGTTAGATGCAACAATTGATTCCATTTTTTCTAATGATTTTATATTCATGTTATTCCTTTAGTGACGGTATATACCAACATCAATATTTTTGAGTTGGGCTGTTGCTACCAGATTTGACACTGGTTCTTTTGGATTACTTAAAAAAGCAAAATGATTTAAAGATTCAATGTTTTCTTCAATCCAGCTTGGTGGAACATTGTAGAACTTAATCTTTTTACCTCGTGCCTTTAATCCTCTTTCAGATAAATTTGAAAACTCTGAGACCATCGCATTAATTCTAGATGGCCCTGCTGAATAAATATAAAAATAAGGATCTTCTGATGGCAAAGCGGACATGGCTACAGCCATTGCTCTTAGAAACACCTTGTAGTCATCAAAACCACTGGTACCTTGAACTCCAACAATCACTTTATTTCCCATCTCTTAATCTATCAACAATAAACATTATCTTATCTAATTGTACCTTATCCATATTGATTATGTCAAGTACTTCTGCACTGTCTTTATCTATTCCATTGCTACTAATGTCAGCAACATAGAATGAATTATCCTTTACCCAATATGCCTTGTTTTCAAGGATGATGATCTTTATGTTTGTGCTTTCTTCATGGTTCCTTGATTGGCACTTTACCTGCTTTTTTACAAAATGTACTGATGGCAGCAGTGGCTTAATAATCTCATAAATATGGCTCTGGCTATAGGTAAAAGTATTACTTTTTTTATTTGATTTATCATTGTTAAAAAACAATTTTGCAGAAAAATATAAAATTATAAAAGTAGACAAAGACCCAATAAAGTATTCCATAACCACCTCTAAGTCAATTATACCACTAAGAGTCTAATTATTTCTTTTAGCGTATATTGATGATTTTTGCTTAATTTTGCTACTTCGTCAGGATTAAAAGCTTTTGGTAATAACTTTACCATTGGATTTTTCTCTGTTACATCCATAGAGATAAACCCATGTTGCCATAGTGCCATTGTTTCTGTAGAAAAATAAGCAGCAACCTCTTTATGAAGTTCTGGATCTACATCTACTAATTTTTCAGTGAAATTGTATAGTGGTTCGCCAGTTTCCATATCAATTCCAGCCACCTCTAATGCTCCACTAAGTATTAAATCTTTAATGATTTCATCTTCGCTATTTTCCATCATTACTTATCTCCTTAAATCCCATTATTTTTTTTGCTTCAGATAAAGATTTTTCATCTGGCGCTCCCCAATAACCTAAATATTCTCCATTAATTATTTTTTTATAATTATCTGTTGATTGAGAAATACAATGCTGCATGTATTTCCCACTTGATGAACTTGGAGCCCTAAAGCTTCTCCAATTCCATTCTGGATCTAAAAGTTTTACTACTCTATCATTAGAGTTATTAGGGCTTTCGTATTTACTTAATGATAAAAACAATGGATCTTGCATTGAAAAAATTCTATAACCTCTAGATAAAAGTCTTAGACTTTGATTAATTTGATCACCGTGAAAATGATCTGCTGGATCATGCATGACCTCTCTAATAACAGAATATTTAAAGAAAACTATTGATGCATGTATACAATTTATCTCAGGATATTTTTCTTGACCAAATGACTGAGCACCATAAGTAATTGGAAGCCCAACATTTATTTCATCAAAATTTGTTCCTTGCCATCCATCAAACACAACTTGTGGTTTTGTATTTTTATAATCATCAAATTCATGATAATTATTACTATATACATCTATTTTATGAATGTTTTTTTCTTTAAAGATTTCATCGTATGACAAGATTGAATCTCTATCATTAATATCATAGTAGAGGTTTCCTCTTGGAATAGCGCTTAGTACTACCTTGTCTGTTTTTACAATTTCTTTTACGTTGTTGAAATTTTCTATTAATTTCAAGTCCCAGTCTTTTGTAAAAACTGTATGAGAGTCTATCTGTAAAACATAGTCATGTTCTCTATTTGTTAAAAGAGAGGCGTTCATTCTTCCAAAACCCGTACCCATTGGGGCAGGTGTAACAATCTCAGCATAAAAAATGTTAGAGTTGTTTGTAAAAAAATCATTATCTAAAAGAGACTTTTCTTTTTCTAATATATTGTTAAATACTCCAAAGAAAACTCTTTCTTGGTTGTTAGCTTGTGACATTGCACTTTTGATTGTGTGCTCGATTAAGTATTCATTACAGGATGCTATTGTAACAAAGATAGTTTCTTTATTGATCCCCATAGTTAATTAGCTCCTCTAACTGCTGTTTTGTTTTAGCGCCAGTTGTTCTGTAAACTTCTTGATTATCTTTCATAACAACAAAAGTTGGTACAGACTGAATCCCAAAGTCTTGAGCCATCTCTATTTCATTATCTACATCAATAATGTAAAACCTTGTTTCGGATTGATCCTTATTTAATTCTTCTACAAGCGGTCTTGTTCTTTTGCAAGGTCCACACCATTCAGCAGTAAAATATAATACGATATTCAATTACTTACCAGACTTTTTTCTTGCTTTAGCAAGTGCCTCAAAGTCTTTAACTTTAGTATCTCCTAGGTATCCCCAAGCATAGCCATCATTAATCATCATGTCATTGAGAGATACTGTGTCTCCATTAATATATACCCAGCCTAAAATGCGACCATACTTTTCAGATGAGTCCATCTTTTCAGTCTTGATTACAACAGACTTAGCATCCTTAAGAGATTTCTTTAGGTACTCTTTAGCCTCTAAGCCAAGAGCCTTTTCAGCAAGATTCTTTGTACGAGACTCAGGGGTATCAATGCCAGCAAGTCTTACACGGGATGCAAACAGGATATCAAACCCTAAATCAATAAGAACGTCAATGGTATCTCCATCTACAACATTCTCTACTTTTCTTACATAATATTCATACATTAGTAATCCTTACCCTTAGACTTGTTTTCTACCAGCTTTTCTCGTTCATCAATAATACTAATCATAAAAGACATCATGCTATTATATCCGTCTGGGATAGCCATAATTTTATTATAATGATGACCGCAAAACATAAGATCACCACTAAGTCCAGTTACTTTAACTAAAGCCTCAGCGCTACATCTATCGCAGCGATCATGAGGGGATAGTAGCCATTCTTGTTTTACTTCGTCTTTGATCATTGTAAACATTATACTACTTCTTTCTGTTGTCAGTGGAATAAAATCCACTACCGTTGAAAACTGCTCCTACATTAGAGTATACACGTTCTAGTGGTAGATTGCAAGTTTCACAATCATACCCTGGATCATTTTCTTTTATTGAACGAACTTTTAAAATTGTACCTTCGCAAGATCCAGTACATGTATATTCATATGCTGGCATTAGTCTATCTTTTTTCCAAACTTAGACCAAGCTCTTTCGTGTAAGAAAAATCCAACCATTTCACATGCTGTGTATACAATTGCAAATGTGCCAGCGTACTCCCAATGAGCTTCGCCAGTAATAGCCTTTTCAAAGAAATAGACTACTGTACCAACAAATCCAATATGGACTGCTGGCCAAGTAATTGATTTATATAAACTTCTTTTATTTGATTCCATGATTACCCCTTAAGTGCTTTAAAAGTTTTAGGGCCAACAATACCATCTGCTGCACCTAAATTTGGATTCTTTTTTTGCCATGCAATTAATGCCTTTTTAGTTCCTTCACCAAATTCACCGTCAGCAGTTACTCCAAGGGCAGTTTGAACGACCTTGACGTTTGCACCCTTAGATCCAACCTTAAGGGCTTTAAAGGCTGCTGGAGCCGTTGTAGAGACCTTCTTGGCTGCTGGAGCAGCAACTACATCAGTAGAAGTAACTTTAGATAGTAGCGGAGCATTTTCTTCACCAGCATAAACTGGACGACCCCAACCAACTACTGCATTGACTAGCTTCTTTTTGTTATTTTTTACATAACCACGAGTTTTTTCAACGCACATTCCGCCATTTCTTTGATCTCCTTTTGCAGTTCCTGAAGTGTTTCCTTCAATAACCTGAATCGTTCCATCTCCATTATTTTTAATGCAAATACCAACATGTGAGATACGATTTACACCATCATCTGGGAAGTCAAAATAGATCCAGTCTCCTGGAGTTGGGTCATCATTACGAGCATCTGCCCAACGATTGTTTTTCTTAAACCAGTCTGAAGCTGCAACAGTTGATGCAGACTTTGGATACTTCTTTGGGTCTAGCCCTGCTGTAAATGCTGACCAAGAAACAAATGATTGACACCATGGTTGAAAATTAACCTTCATCCACGCTCCGTACTTTGTTTCGTTATCTTTAGGTCCTTCAATAGTACCTACTTCTTTTTTAGCAATTTCAATAATTGCCTCTAATGATCCCTTTGCTGCCATGTTAAATCTCCTTTGTATAGTCTTTAAGACTTACTCCATTATATCAGAATTAGACCTGCCCTGTCAACCTTATATGAGTTCTCACCCTATGACAATTAGCGCATACTACTTCACATTTTGCTATCTCTTTTTTAATTGCTGCCCAAGAAAAACCATCATGAATCATTCTTGAAATATTATATTTTTTATCTCTAAGGTGGTCAAAATCTAAGACTATATGATTTGTTATTCCACAGTCTACACACCCAGACAGTTGTTTAATCTCTATCAGTTTTTTCTTAAACTGTTGTTTGTTATAAACTACCAACTCTTTGTCAGTCATTAAAATTATTATACCGCTAAATATTAAAGCCCTATACAGGCAATTCACCTGACTTGCGCCACGGTCTCTATCCAATGGGTAACTAATCCATCACTAAGGTCCCGTATAGGGTATTTTAATCATATCACTTTATTTAATTTGCTGCCCCACCTGGCCTCGATCCAGGGACACCCGCATTAACAGTGCGGTGCTCTACCAACTGAGCTATGGGGCAAATCCTTTATGAATAGATTTTAACTAAACCAGATGGAATAGTATTAAGGATTACCCATTGTGCTGCTACTGCTGATGTGGCAGATGATGTAGTCAGAGGAACAAGACCAAAAACATTAGAGATAAAGTTTGATCCATTAGTCTGTTGAAGATCTACAGAAAAATCAGTATTTGAATCAAAGATATTTCCTGGGCTTGTAACTGAATTGGTGTCAGTTAAACATGCTGGATAATCTACCTTCTTTTTAGGAGCATTGCCAGTTGAAACAAAAACTGGAATACCCTTAGACTTTAGTACAGAAATCAAACGCTTAATCTCTTTATCTGCTGCATCTACTGTATATGGTGCTGATGCTGATGGCATACATGGTTTAGATGGATGATTAAAAAATCTTGAAACAGAAACTGCAGAAATAGATGCAGAGTTTACATCTACCCATTGTAACGCTGCGATAAAAGATACTGCATTAACATCTGACTGTGGACTTGGTGAAGATCTTAAAGCAATTATATTTAGGCTTGCGCTTTGCTTTTTAGCAACTTCAACCATAGCATTTCCGTGATTAACATTGTCTGACAATGATTTTGGAAATTTCTTCACAACATCTGTGCAAGGTGCTTTTGTTGCAACAACGACACATGATACATTTGAAGATGCTACTCTTGAATCAAAATACGAATCAATAATAACTAAAGACTTTGTATCTGCTGCATTAACTGCAACTGGTACTGGGATTATAAATAATACTGCAAATAAAATAGATGATAATTTAATTACTTTTTTCATTTTATTCCTTTATTCTAATTACTACCTGACATGGGTCGCCGCCTTGGTCCCACTCTTCTAACTCTTCTTCACTCATATATGGATCGCCATCATGAGTATTACAAAACGGTTCTGTAATCCATCCCCGCTCAATTCCATTTGTTAGCCAAATATGAAATTCATCATAGTCTTGATCAATAGTCATACTTTAAGTATAACCCTAAACACTGACAATGTCAACTGGGCCAGCACAAGATGGTGAAAATTTAATTGCTGCTCCAACTGCTAATTGTAAACGTCTGCGTGGATCTCTAGATTTTTCAGTTGCGTGAAGAGCACCATATGCATATTCAGCACCAGAACCCATTGCTAAATAATCTAAATCATATTTTGATAAAGACATGTCAGCAGAGCTGTGCTCATAAATCTGTCCTTTAATTGCAATGATTAAGCCAAAGTCTGAATCTTTTCCTGTGTCAACCCACCAGTCTGTATAAAACTTTTTAAGTTGTTTAATAAACTTAGTTTGCATAAACTTATCTGTATCACGAATATCTGGGATGTCTGGATTAAAATTATAACGAAGTCTTTCGCCATCCATAGAACCTGCATATCCAATTAGATATGGACCAAGCTTCCAAACTTTTGGGGCAGTAAGTGATAGAATAGTTCCATCATCTGAAGCACCACGATCACCAGCTAAATAAATTTTACTTTCATGTCTTACTACAGCGATACAAGTCATGGCCAAAGCCCTCTCCAGATAGGTTATATTTAAGTATACCATCCCTGGAAAGGGCTGTCAAACATGCTTAATTATGACTAATTAGCCTTTTTATCTACAGACTTAAACGCATCATTGATCTCTGCCAATGTGAGTTTTCCATCGTCCAAAAAAGCTCTTGCCAGTCTTTCAATAACTGTGGCTACGCCTAATAGTCCTGCTAAGAATACAGCCTGCATAGTATCAATTCCTACTACT